CAGCCCTATACACAAATGGCACGATCAGTTCAGATTTACTCACTTCAGTGGAAACATACGTACACAATGATTGTGACGCAAGGATATTATCAACCGGCCCATCAACTGCTGATGTCGACCAATCATCAAACCCACTGTCTAAACTATCACTATTTGTTGGCACAATCCAATTCACCGCAAGCAGTAACTTGGTATAAAATCTTGGTGTGACGTTGAAAAAGAAGTGGAGTTTAACCTTCGCGCGTATATATCTATAATGTTCAAGTTTGTTGCGCATGGTTTGTTCCTTGAGGAACTCAGCCCAGAAATTTACCTTCTCAAACACCACATCGCCTGTAGCGAGTGTCACGGTCATAATCTGTATTGGTCTGGCAAGAAACTCTCCGAGTTGCACTTCCTCGCTTGTGCGTGCACGTATAACACCAGTGCGCACTTCTGTGCGAGATTCAACAAGTTCAGGTGCCCCAGATTGCATGTTTTCGGTTGTGCTTTCTATATTGTCGACTTCTCCTGCCGACACCGTGGCATCAGAAGATGCAGGTTGGACGCTCACAACATTGGGTCCGAAAACATTACCCAGATTGCTCAAATCACCACCGCCGTGGTTGGAGCAATATTTCAGTTTCCATGCTGTTACGAAATCATCATAACTCCAATTGTACACTGGAGTCTTCTTGAAATTCCCTGTCGGCTCATCAAGCAACACTTTCCTCAATCGGGACCACTCAAGCCTACTATGAAATGACATCTCAACCAATGCCCGCGTCATGTGTTCAACCAACAATTCATTCATATCCAACGCCTTGGACTCAACACCTATATGCAGTGGTTTGATAATACTGGGTATATCAAGTGGCCCAACCACACTATTATGTTCGCATGAATGTCTGAAAGAACGTTTGAGGAACGTAACGTCTTTCATTTGGTCCCATTTGGTCTCAACTGCACTCTTGTCAGGGGAAGTAAGTACCATCCCATGTTTAGCACAATAATCTCCGAGTGTTTTCCTGTTGAATTTGTGGTACGGAAATTTCACCTTATCAAAGTTGTCATCTCCAAATGTA